AGTTGTATAGTTTACGGACTCTCAACGTTGAGAAAATTTTTTCGAATTATTTGTTGTGGTCTATCCCACCGTCTAGACAGCTTAAGGGTATCCTCGTAAGGGCCATAAGCCAAAGCGGGTGAGGGGATTCGAACCCCTGTTTGGTTAGCTTGGAAAGCTACCGTCTTCCATTGGCACCCGCAGAAAGGAGGTTGCCCTCCAATCTAAAGTGTTTACCACTTCTTCCAAACTACACTAGAACCTGCTAGTAGGTGAGTACCTGCTGCAGAACCTGTGATGTTTGCTGCTTGGAATACAATGTTACCTTTTGTTGCTGCTGTTGAAAGAGCGTTAAAATGTACTTGTAACCATAAAGCAGATGTATCAGCACCTGCATCAACACCAACAGTAATACCAGCACCGTCAGTTGAATAAGTACCAGTACCTTCGATACCAGCTGCTGATGGTGTAGCACCGCTAGTGATTTCTGCTACTGATGCAAGGGATTGAGTTGCGATAGTTGTAGCAACTGCTGTTGATCCATCAGACTGAGCTAAGTTTGCAATTCTGTAGCTAAGTTCATTAGTGTTATCTGTATCATACCAGATAGTATAGATACCCATAACTCTTTCATAGCCACCGATTGGAATACTAAGAGCAGACTGAGTTGCTAATGTAGCAGATGATAGAGATGATCCATCATTCGCTAAGATAGCTCCATTATCATAGAACGTACCTGTAGTATAGGCAGTGGTTCCATAAGTTGTGTTGTTAGTAAATGCCATTGTTTATATTAGGAAGTTGACCTCCCGCAGTTCCGCTACGGGAGACTTAGTTTAATGTGGTTTCGCACATGCTATTAGAAGCTATATTTAGCTCCTAGTTTTGTACCCCATGAATTAGCAGTATCTTCATCAAAAATATTTGAGAAAGCTACTTCACCATAGACACCAAGCTTTTCTGTAGCAGCTACGGAGCCACCAAATTTACCAGACCAAGCTGAGTCAGAGTCAACACCATCTGTAGCATTGATTGTCTTACCACCTTGGACATAATAATCAAGTGATCCAACTGCGTTCTCATAACCTACATGTAGGTCAGTAGCTCTTGAAGTATAATCAGAGCCAGTATAAGAAGCGTTAGTTTCTACGTTAACATAAGGTCCAGCAATTGCAGGAGTCGAAGCGATAGTTGCCGCTAGGGCTAGAGCAAGTTTTTTCATTAATTAGTTGTGTGTGTGTATTTAGTGTAAGTGACACCACGATACTTTAGTTTAGTAAGTCTTTTGAAATCTTCCTGCTCTTTAATACGAGCTTGGAGTTCTACTGCAGACATAATAATACCTCAGTACCTAAGCCCCGTTCCATGCTTAGGTTTCATGCGTCCATGAAAAATGGATGAACGGACGTGGTTCTTATTTTTTCTTTGTACCCTTCTTAGGTGGGCGTCCTTTTTTAGTACCGTATGTACCTTTACCTTGTGGCATTAGAAAACTCCTGGAATAATTTGTCCTGTTGTGGCGTAAGCTCCTAGAGCTGCCATAATTCCAATCATAGCCCAGCGGCCATTCTGTAGTTCAGCGTTATCGTTCATAGTTGTTACTTCGATAGGTGGTTCAGTGGCAAACATATTTTGCTTACCGTATTCTGTTGTAATCATTAAGCTTAAGGGAAGTGAACAATGGCGAGGACGATGAATCGGGTCGCCACAATTACACTAACCAATTGCTGGTGCTGTTAAAGCTACCTCACTAGTCTCAGCAGCTGCAAGGTCTAGTGGGAAGTTGTGAGCATTACGCTCGTGCATTACTTCCATACCGAGGTTTGCACGGTTAAGTACATCAGCCCATGTCGGTATGACTTGACCTCCAGATGCAACTATGGATTGATTAAAGTTGAATCCGTTGAGGTTGAAAGCCATTGTAGAAATACCCATGGCGGTAAGCCATATGCACACCACAGGCCAAGCGGCCAAGAAGAAATGCAGACTGCGGCTATTATTAAAACTAGCGTACTGGAATATGAGTCTCCCAAAGTAGCCATGAGCCGCAACAATGTTATACGTCTCCTCCTCTTGACCGAATTTGTATCCATAGTTCTGAGAATCTAGGCCAGTCGTCTCACGAATAAGTGAGGAAGTAACAAGACTTCCGTGCATTGCAGCGAAAAGAGCACCGCCGAATACCCCAGCAACACCGAGCATGTGGAAAGGATGCATGAGGATATTATGTTCGGCTTGGAATACGAACATAAAATTGAAAGTACCAGAAATACCAAGAGGCATACCATCAGAGAAACTCCCCTGACCGAATGGGTATACTAGGAATACTGCGAACGAGGCAGCAACTGGTGCTGAGTATGCTATACATATCCATGGTCGCATTCCTAATCTGTAACTAAGTTCCCATTGGCGTCCCAGGTAAGCTGTGATACCAGTGAGAAAGTGGAAGACGATGAGTTGATATGGTCCACCATTGTAGAGCCACTCATCAATTGTTGCGGCTTCCCAGATGGGATAGAAGTGTAGTCCGATTGCATTGGAGCTCGGGACAATGGCTCCTGAGATGATGTTGTTTCCATATAGAAAAGAGCCTGCGACTGGTTCACGTATCCCATCTATATCGACGGGTGGTGCAGCAATGAATGCTATTATAAAACATGTTACTGCGGTTAAAAGTGCGGGTATCATTATAACACCGAACCACCCCACATAGAGGCGGTTATTGGTGCTAGTAACCCAGTCACAGAAGTTATCCCAATTTTGAAGGGGAGATTTTTGTACTGAGAGTGTTGTCATTAAAAAAAAAATTAAGTAGATTCAGCTCCTGCTACAGAACCATCAGTTGTATTCCCTACTACCTTACTACACTGCGACACTTGTGCAGCTTTAGTACCGGCATCATTGTAGGGGATAAACCACCGATCTCCTGTAGCATTCACTTTAAATTTTACTACCATATCATTAGATCTGGCAGATGGGTCATATGCTTTTGACATAATTAAAATTGTACGTTTGAAATTTCTAGTTTATCATACACATCCTGACGATAGGCAGGGTCTGTATCGTAACGAGGGTCATTCATAGCTGCTACAACTTCAGCTTGACTACGGAATCCGTTAGAAGTTCGAGCAGCTTTACCTTGTAACATCCTGCCTTCATATCCTTCCTGAGCTTCGTACTCTGATCGTAAACCAGCTACTGCTATTTGTATAGCGGTTGCATTACCTTTATCTATAATAGAATTAAAAGCATTAAGTTTACTTTCAGGTACATTATCTGCAGCCCAAGAAGTTAGTCTATTATATTCAGCCTCACCTCCAGCGGAGTTGTAGACTTGATTCATTTCAGCATCAGTTAAGTCAGGTGAGTAGCCTCCATCTTGATTAGGACTGTTCTCTTGTATTGCAATATATGCATTAACAAGATCATTACTACTCATCTCTTTAAACTGTTCCATTGTTTCTGCTGAGAGCTTTCCTTCATTAGCGTAGTACTCATCAGATGCACCAGTGATAAGTTCTATACCTGCACTAGTACCTTCATCATAATACTCATCTTCATCTAATGTAGATTGCTCTTCCTCGTTATCACCGGAACCTAATTTTCTTTGTAGTTCAAGGTATGCATTTTCTAATTCCTCTGCATTCTCAAACTTACCAGCGTATAGTTCTGATTCTTGTTGGCCTAACTTCTCAGCAACCTCCAAAGAGTTTTGTTCCTCTTCAGAAAACTCAGGTGCATTAGGATCTGTTGGATTATAACTCAGTGTTTCTGTCATTCTTTACTCCATTAGCGGTGGTTACTTTTAAATTGCCAAGACCAACTGTTGTTACAAAATCAGGATCAAGACCTATCTTGGCCTTAGCTTCTATTACAGTACGCTTGGCAACATCTGTACTATCTAGTGGTTCAGGTTTACTGACCTTGGGGAGGGGCTTCTTCTTCGCCCTCTGTGGGCGGCTCGCCTTGGTTGTTCGCATTTGATAATTGATCGTATCCGTCGTTTAATGCCCTACCAATTGCAGGGTTCTTACTTGGGTCTGCCATAGGAGTTCCGGCTAATTGACCTGCTTGGTCAACCATTGCCTTCTGCTGATACTCTTGCATCTGCTGTTGTTTCTCCATAGCCATAGTCTCAGGTGTCTTAACAAGGTTAAGTACATCAATTCCTTGAGATGTGGCGAGTCGTTTAACATACTCACCAGGGTCAACGAATTTCATTAAGATTTCTGGACCCATTGTTTGAGCAATAGTTGTTATAAATTGAACTAAGCTTTGTTGATCTTGTCCTCTACCTAGAGCATTAACACCAGCGACAATCTGTGGTCGTACCATATCTTTAGGAATCTTTGGAAGTTCCTTATTGCGTTGGAGTATATGTAATGTTCTATTAAGATAAGGGATTAAGAATTCAACGGTAAGCAAACTGAATAGTCCACCTAGCTGTTGTTCTAATTCCATCTGCGTGAGGCGTACCTCTTCAGCAGTAGTTCTTTCGCTTTGTCTAACTTGCAACACAAGGAAAGCTTCATTGATTCGCTTCTCCAGATTTACCATCTGTTCTTGTGCTGTTCTAAAGTCAGCTGTTTTACCAACTTGTATAACACCTACATCATCAGGTCTACCCTGAACGATTGCACCGTTACCAGCGTCAGCTATTGTTTTTGGTTTTGTAGTTGAACTAGGCGATACCAAGAATACTACCTTACTAGCAGCAGCTGATCCCTCTACAAGAGACTGGGATAATCCTTCTAGGGATCTGATATCCCCAAGGAATTCTTCCACTCTACCCCGTCCGTAATCTTCTCCGTCCACTGTATTGAATCTCAATACTAGCCAGGGAGAAGTATTCTTAGGGGCAGTGCTGCGACTACCAGGTAATATATTATCGAATGCTTCTTGATGCCATACCCATCTACCATTGTCATCGAGTCGGACGTAAGTATACACTTCTACGTCTTGATCATCAGATCCTGTCTTGTATCCATCTTCCCCAGGGGAGTTTGGTAAAGGTACTGGCAGATCTTGACCGAGTATCTTACGACTGATTAGTTCCTTTGTTACGATCTCACAAACATTCCCGTTACCGTCACGATTAACAACGTAACGATTAAGGGGATAGTTTTTCAGACCATCTTTGCCCATAAATATTAATGCATTTCCAGAGACAATCAAATGTTTGAGAGCCTGGTGGACAACAACTCTATCATTAGAGGCACTAATATAATCCATAACCATCTTCTCCATCTTGGAGAATGATAAGTCTAATTCACTTTTAATTTCTCTAGGAAATTCAACACCTAATTTATCTTCCCTGACTTGTAGTTTAAAGAAGCTTGTTTGTGGTGGTAACAATGCCAACATTAATTTGGCTGCTAAGTTTACTACCGACTTAGCTCCAACTGATTGCCAAGGTGTATGTAATTTTTGATGTTCAGGTCGTGAACTGAGATCCTCTTGTACGAGGTAAGGCAACGTTAATCTAGAACACTCAACAGCGGTATGCAGGAACTGGGTTCTACCTCTGGTTAGTTGAGAGTATCTATCACGTGCTTTCATTAATATAGTCCTGTGTTTTTACTAGACTGTGTGGATGGTGTTGATTTTAGTTTACCCTTATTAGTAGAGCTAACATTTTTTCCTTTTTGCATAGTAGGTGCTACACCTTCATCTACTGTAAGAGGAGGTTCATCACCCCAAACTGGTGGCTTCGGCCACTGAACAGTTTGTGTCATGCTTCTATCACTGCTTCCTAAACACATAATTATTTCCTTATGATACTATTTTTTCTGATTGTTTAGTAGGACTTTTTGGTTTTAATTTTCCACGTTTGGGTCGTTCATTTTTAGTAGCCTCTTGGCTGTAGTCTCCACCTAATCCAATAATTTTATCGTTTACTGTGTTAGGTGCTGGACCTTCATACTCACTTTCCCAAACTTTTTTTACTGGCTCTTTATATGTGTAGCCTGGAGAGCCTCCGGTTAGACACATAAGTACCTCCTATTGATTACCTGTAGGGTTATTAATACCTCCAGCTCCGGCTCCAGGTAATGCACCTGTACCCATCATGTTAGGGTCAATTGCTCCTAACTGTTTAACACCTTCTTTAGTTTTCTTTATCTCAAGGGCTTTCTTTTTCCTTGTAGATATCTTCATCTTTTCTGTTTCCTCATCATCCATTCGGGATGCTGTTGGAATCTCTGGTGGTGGTGCTGGTGACTTAAGTGCTGGTGCCGGCTTCATTCTTGGTGGCGGTGCTGGGGCACTTCCTCCTCCTCCTAAGCACATGTTATTCGTCCTCTTGTAATTTGTTTCGTATATATTCTACCACACTGGCTTGACCAGCACGGTACATGATGGAAGAAATATCTTCCTTTGGGTGGACGGGGCTCCATTTAAAATGGTCCTCGACCTCTTGGAAAAGCTCATCAACTCTTTCGTTGTGAAGCTTAAGCGTATTGAGGGAGATTGACATTTGAGTGTTCAAAGAAAGCTGGCATACGTGCTCGCTGTGTGTCAGAAAATTGTGGAGCTTTCCCT